ATTAGTATCTGGCTTCAACATACCCATAAGTTGCTGAGAGTGATTCATAATAGACTTAATTTGGGAGATAGCCATCTCACCTTCATAGTCGTACTCTCTAGTATCCTTAGCTTCATTTGCTAACTTATAAGCAGTTTTAGCTTTTGGATCTGGATCATGACCATGGCGTTCCATCTTAGCTTTTTTTACCTTAGAGGCATTGTAAACATCATCACCATTTCCTACACGATCTGGAAATTTTTCAGTTTTATGAAGAGCAACAAAATTTCTTTCGTCCTTCATTTTACCAGCATAATCTACGCCTGGATCATCACCAGTTGAACCTGGAACAATTTTAGGAGTTCCTATTGCACCATAAATGCGTGTACTAGATTTGTTTACACCTTTAAGAATATCACTAAGATCCTTAGCCATTTAATTAATCCTCTTCGTATTCTTGTTCTGTTTCTGGATCATTATATTCTTCAGGGTCATAACCATACATTTGCTGGGCTATTTCGATTTTTTTATTTTCTATAGCAGTATGCAACTTATCAACTATTAAGTTGCCAAAGGCTGATTCAAAATCTAAAGGTTTTTGTTCAACAGCAGAAACTATTAAATCAGTAGTATCATATTTATTATTATCAGTCATTTATTCACCTCAATAGTTATTGCGCGCCCAAACTATTTGCTATTTCTTTATTTTTAGCTATAATTTGAACTGCTTGTTTATACTTAGATTGATCTTGGATAGAGCGATTATTTACGCCCTTTTCTTTCATTTGCTTCACAAAAATCATAGCTTGACGCACTCGTTCCATTTTATTATCCTCATCAGGAGGTTGCTGTTGATCTTGTGGCATACCTTGTTGTTCAGGAGGAACTTGTGGTTGCATTTGTTGAGCGTTTTGCTCAATAGCAGGATTTAACCAACGAGGATCGCCAGATTTATTTTCTTCTACTATTTCTTGATCGTTAGTTTCAATATCGTCGTCAGACTGCTGGAGAATATTTTCTCTAATCCACTTATGCGAATAATACTTGCCAGCGAAATCTTGAATCTGACCTGCAAGATTAATACGATTAGAAATAATTTCAGCGTCTTTAAGTTCGGTGAAATAATTGTCCTTAGCGAAATCGTACTTAATCTGACCCGAAATAGAAGCCCAATCTTCTGGAGTAGTAATACCTTTAAGAACTAACTGCTTTTCTAACATTTTTGTAAATAAAACAGAAAATCTAGCACGAAGTCTAACTACAAAACGGTTAAACTTTAATTCGTCTCTAGTAATTTCCGTTGCTCTGCCCAATGAATACATTGAGTCAGAGTTCAAACGATTTACTGGAACGTTGAGTGTCTGGAGAAATTTTTTCTGGAAGTAGAGAACATCATCCATTTGACCTAAGTTCTGACCACCAGGAAGGGTAGTAACCTCCGTACCTCTTCCGCCCTCTCTTCTTGGAAGCCAATAGTCTTCCAACATGGTCATAAACTTACGATCATCTCTAATTTCACCAGACGACGCGTCATAGATCAAACGATTTTTATGTTTGACCATAATGTCGCGTACATATTGTTCAGCTTTCATCTTTGGCAAATTACCAACATCGATATACCAAATACGACGTTCTGGCGCCCTTGCCAATCTGTAGATAACCAAAGCATCTTCAAGAGTTCTTAACTGATTAATAGCCTTGATTGCTTTGTGAAGATATGAAAGTACCATTGTACCTTGGTTATCTGTCAAACCTGATACAATGTGCAAAATAGAATCTTTAGCAATTTTCAAACCAGTTGTTGATGGTCCGATTGCTTTGTTACCGTAGTTAAATCCTTTGTCATTGAAAATGAAATATTCGTTAACAGTTTTTGTAACTGTTGTGTCAGCAGGATTATCAGTTCCTCTGATTCTTTTTCTTTGAACTTCTCTGATTTTACGAATTTTTCTAGGATCGATATAACGTATTTCTTTAATACCGTCCTTTGGATTTTTTTCGTCGATAACAACGTGATAATATAAACGACCATCGATATACCAACGACGGTAAATTTCATAAGCGTATTTGTTAAATTCTAAAATATTTAAACAGTTTTCGAATTCAGTTTTGATTATTTTTTTAACAGGATCTGAAATTTTAACTTCGTCTAAATTAATTTCAACCAATTCTTTTTCGTCAATAGAAATAGATTCGTTGATAATTTCGTCAATCGCAGCATCACATTCTGGCTGTAATGCCATTTCTCTATATCTTGTAACTAACTCTGCTTCTGATCTTACTGTACCATCAAGGTCTACATAAGTACCATAAGCTCCTCCAGCTGTAATGACTGTAGAGCCATCATCTGACTCTTTAGGAGGAGCAAAAGAAGGTAGTTCTTCTTTTACCTTACGTTTAAATTCGAAACCAAATAACTCTGCCAAATTTTATACTCCAAAATGGAGGGGCGATTAACCCCTCCTAATCACATTAAAATTAAGCTGGTCCTGCAGGACCATCAACATCAACTAATCCACCGTAAGTATTTACGCCACCAGCCTTCTTATCAGAAGCTTCAATAGCTGGTACCCAGTAATCGTAAGCAAAAGTAACACTGAATTCTTCAATAGCATTAGCACTATCCCAGTTCAAACCAATTGAACCAATTGATGTTGGGAATGCGCCAACAAGCTGGTAGGAACGGATTACTCCACCATCCTTAGCGTACTGAATAACTTCTAGGTCTACCTTGTACTGTTCAGCTGAAAGAGCTGGGTCGCGAACGTTAGAAACGTGGCGGTTAAGAGCGTTAGACCAAGCTTCGAACATAGCACGAACTGAGAAGTCTTCGTCGTTTAGTACGCTTACTGACCAATCAGCAAAAGCTCTTTCGCCAGCAACTTTAATTCTACGACCGAAGTATGGAACATCGATAGAAGAAACAGTTGACTCTGGCAATTCAGCTGTTTTACACAGAAAACGAAACTTGTTAACTGAAACAGTATCGATACCGATACCTGCTGGCGCGCTCATGAATACTTGGAATAGAGATGGTCTGGCACCACCGTATACCAGACCATTAGATTTGAAAGCGTCAATATTAAATGGCATTTATTTTACTCCTTTGAGTTTTAATCTATTTATTAGAAACGACCAACTACTTCGGAGAATTGAACGCCAGTTCCAACAGCCACAAAGTTCAACTGAATAAAGTTAATTGAACGAGCTGGCTTGATATAAATGTCACCAACAAACTGGTTAGTATCAATGATCTGTGGAGTATTGTTAGTATCGTCACAAACAACCAAGAAGTCTGTAATACCACGGCGACCTTGAATATTACGAAGATATGGTGTTACAAGGTTCTTAAACTGCGCTCTAGTGAATGCATCGTTAAACTCGAATAGAGAAAACTTAGCAGCTCTAGAAATAGCTTTTTCAAGAACAATAAACAAGCGACGAACATTGATGCGGTCGAAAGCTGATGGTTTAGCCTGAAGAGTTCTATCACCATAAAGAATAGTGCCCTGACCTGGGAATGATACAACAGGGTTAATTCCGTTTGGATACAGAACATCTCTTTCAGCTTGACGTGGGTTATAAGCAAGCTTAATGATGTTCTTGATATTACCACGGTTAAAACCAGCTGGTGACCACCAAGCATCATTAGTATTATCTGTTCTTACGCAAAGACCAGCAATGTCACCGTTTAGAGGGATCCAACGATTAACATCGTTATAACGGTCGTACTGATACTTGTAACCAGAATCAAGAACAGCATATGAACTGCTTCTAACTGCGCCTCTGAAAGCTACAAGGTTAGTTGCTTGGTTGCCGAATGCGTTTAGAACTTCATTCTTATCTGGTGAAATAAGAGCAATACAATCCTTACGAATTTCGCAGATGTTATCAATGATGTAGTTTGCAAGCTGGAAGTTTTCAACAGTTACACCATTGATTGATGTAGAACCACCTAGTGGGCGACCCTGCATAACAAGCGAAATATCCACATCTTCTACAGAAGCGAACAAATCGTAAGCAGCTGCGATAGAAGAAAAGATTCCAGTATTTGATTCTGCATGACCATCAGAACCAACAACGAAATTATAACTTCCTGGAGCTGTAGTAGTTGAAGATGTAAC